GTAATATTTTTGAGATAAGATGTATTAACAATTTCGTAATTATAAGTAGTAGCTATCATAGGTGGAAGATTTAATAAATGCGTTTTCTCATTTGTATGATGACCTTTGCGGAACTCATCTATATTCATTGGGCCGTTGAATATATCTAATAAAAAACGCGAAGGTGCTGGTCGTATTGGGCGACTACATCCAAAATGTTTACTTAACATTTGTATTAAACTATTTATTTCCCATACTTTATCACTCCCGCAATGCGAAGAAAAGTTATAAGCATTTGCACATTCCAATGAACAGAAATTCCCAAACAATATATAAGTATTCGTGATATTATTGTATTTATAGGGCATTCCAAAAATTCTATCTTTTATAGAATGGCAGCACCAATAGCAATTATTTGAAGACTTAATAATAATATTATCATTATATTCAATATTAGTATCTTTATCACAATCCTCTTTTATTAAATTATCTTGAATAGTATTATAAAAATTCGTTTCATTTATGTAACAACAGTTAGGCTCGTAAGGTGTAGGAGCATCCAATAATTCATCTGTTATACTTATTTTATTTATATCACTATCAGATATTGGCAATTGTAATATAATATCTTCGTTTTCAACTAATACAACATCTTTTACAATAGTATTCATTAAACCCTTTTTTTTATCTATTGTAGATTTAACATCGCTGTTCTTACTTTTTCTTGGCATTTAATTATAAACGCTTATATTATTTATATCTATTTATATACTTTTCTATATTTTCCTTATACTCACATTATTTTTTATTATCAAAATAGTCTTTAAAATATACAATGCCTTTAACAATATCGTTATTCATATTAGTATAAGGCTTTTCAGTCGTTTTAGTAAATGTAATATTCTTATCTTTCCCAGAATCGCCTATACATTTATCTTTAATCTCTCTTATCTCGCCATTAAGAGAATTAATAGTATCTATTAAATATTTTATTATAAATGCAAAAACTATTATTATTATCAATACAAATAAATCCATAAATACTTTTAATTATATAAAAGAATATAAAAAGAATCAATCGTCAAATACTTAATAAATTATTAACTGAATTTCAATCCAGCACCTCCATTTAATACTGTCAAAACATTTATTTCCAATACATATACAGCAACTTCAAAATTTAAAGGATAATTTTCATTAAGTACTTGTCTGTATATATTGCTAATATAGTTATAAACACTATCTTGTTTAACATCCATATTTACATTTATTGATAATGATGTAGTTATCTGTGTATTATCATAAGACCCCGAATTTATCTGTTTTTCAGGAAATAGAGCAAATGAATAACAATATAGACCTGTTCTGGGTATATTTGTGTGATATTTATAAGGCTGTATTTGATTGTAATAATTAGCATCATAGTCAGCACGCGATATTTCACGATTCCATAATATAGCCGCTCTTTCTAATATTCCTAACCCTTCATTATATTCGTGAGATGCTGTATAATTCGTATAATTATTAAAGTTTCTTATAGAATCACTTCTTCTAGATATCCATATAATTTCCTTAATATGATGATTAGCATTCGTTATATCTATTAAAGTATGATTGTCATTTAATGTAATTGTTGGAGTTTTCTTAACAGTATTAATAATATAATTTAATTGATTCGTATTTAACAACAAACTGCTTCTTTCGGCACTATCTAAATATACATATGTACATAATAATTCATTATTTACATCAAAATTAACATCGCTCGGTTTAACAAACGCTGTTATATTTAAAGGAACTGTAGGTCTGTGTATAAGATTATACATTACAGGACTTATATAAGTATTCAATATATTACTCCAAACTTGATATAATCCCTCAAATGCCCTATCATTTATATAAATATCTAATTCGACTTCATTATTCTCTAATTTTAATAATGGAAGAGCCAACGAAGGATTCTTTGTAAACCAGAAATTAAGAGGAACTTGAATTTTCCTCTTTTTAATACTGGGAATATTTGGTGTTTTGACATAACTAGAAACAGGATAGGTTACGTTGTAAAGCCTATTATTTAATACTCGGTATTTTGGAACGAAATTGAAAGGTGCTATATACTCATCAATATTTCCTATCAATTTATTATATTCAGTATTATCTTTGCTTGTCAATTCATTCCATATATTCATCCATTCGCCATATAATGTTTCGATGGTAGTAACTCCTATTTTAATCTTTGCTTCCTTAATATAATTAAAACCCAAATTGTTAACCCATCTAAACTTATATACATTATCAGAATATATATCAGGTATTTTAAATGTCAAAAATAAATTTGATAATAAATCAGCGTATCTTTTAATTTTAAAATTAATACGTAATTCAGATGTTGATGATCTAAATCCAACATTACTATCGCCAGTAGAAGTAATTACTATTGTTTCCATGGAAAAATTAGTATGTTTTTTGAGAACATATTTATAATAATTAATATGTGGTTGTAAGGTAATATATTCGCTCATATTACCCTTTAAAACTAATTGCATCAACCCACCACCCATCTTTATTTAGTTATATCCTTTATTACACTAATCGAAAAGAAAAATAAGACAAAAAACTTATATAATTTAATAATTAAATATACAATAATTTTTTATACCATATTAACGTATTTATCTACAAATACCTTCATATTTTCATAACTTCTATTGCCATTATATTCTTCTAAATTTTTCTCGGTTGTTTTATCAACCATTATTATCGTTGGATACCCTTTAATATTATATTTATCTACTCTATCTTTATAATCTTGTGAATTATATTTTTTAAACTCTATTATACTATTTCCATAATTATCATTCAATTTTTTCCATACTCCCGATCTATTAAATTCCTTACAATGATAACAATCCTCCATATAGTAATATTCCATAATATATCTAATATTTGATTCTCCCGTGAAAGATTCCATTATTTTATTTTTATTATAAGCAAATAATACTACAATTGCGAATAATAAAAACATTATTATTGCTATCATAATAAATATTTCGCTTTTAAAAAAACTCTTTTTAACCATTATAAACAACCCTTTAATCCTCTAAATTATTATTAGATAATAATATCATTATTATTTGAAGATATATCAAGATATTGTTTTTTTATTTCTAATACATCCCCTATATTTCCATTATCTAATTGAATTATTATTGAATTATAAAAATATCCCCTATATTCGTCTACTATATTTTGATTATATATATAGGCATTAATAAATTTAATAAATCGCTCTTTTTCTATTAGAAAAATTCTTACATCTAACGAATCATATTCTATCGTATTATCGTAATCCTTTAATATATATGCCGTGTAATTATTATTATTAAGTATATTATTGTATTTATCTAGATTATTATCATCGCATACAATAATAGTTCTGTATACAAGATTATTTGAATATAGTTCTTCTAATCTATTAATTAATTCACACATTATTCATTATTATAGTTTTTGCCTTATGTATATTATAGATTATCACGATATGCCTAAAAAATATCCAGATAAGCATTATATACGATTACTTTTTACATAAATAACAACGATATAATGGCTATAATATTTTAATCAATATATAAGATTATTTAGAATAACTAATTATAATGGACGAACAAATCATTAAGATTAGTATAGAACAATTTAAGGATACTTATAATTCTATAGATATACCGCAAAATATTTTAGATAAGGCTATAGAAATTAAAAATACATATTCGTGTTTTAATTCTTACTATGATCCAAAGATGATATGGGCTAAAAAAATATATAATAATAAGGAGAAATATAATAAGCCGAAGATTAAATCGCGATTTCATATTATAATACCTGATTTTACTAAAAAGTCCGAACTAAAAAGATGTTTAATAGGTAATTTAAATAAACTAAGTGTGAAAAACAAGGATAGTATATATGAAAAAATAAAAGAAATTATCGGTCTTAATGATAATATAGATGATGTATTTATGATAATATGGAATTATATTAAAACAAGTGATAATGATATATACGCTAATTTATTAAGTCTATTTGATAAAGAATATTTAAAAACTATGATAGATAAACTATGGAATAATTATATAAATGATAAGGAATGGAATCCGCCTCGATATATATATGAAAACAATCTTTTAATATTAAATGACGAATATGATTTATATTGTGAATATACTAAATGGAAACGTGGGATTAATAACATAAATAAGATATGGATTAAATATAAAAGTGAAGAATTAATAATATTATTAGATAATATCGCAGATTATATAATTAGTATTAAAGATAACAATGAAATATATAAATATATACTAGATATTCTATTAGAACAATTGTGTAAAATATTATCTATCGTAAAATATAATTCTATAATAGATAAAATTAAAACAATAAATATTAAAAACTTAGATAATTCTACAAAATTTTTTATTTATAATATTATTGAATTATAAAAAAATTATTTCTATATAATAGTATAGAGTAAGAAATAGTACAATGAGAGAAAGTGAAAATAACTTATCTTTTTATAGTAGTGCCATAATCCAGGCAATTTTTGCCATATTATTGTTAATCATCCTCAGTTATATTTATAAACTTGAGAATATGGGTTGTGAATGTTCCGAACATCCCAACAAAGACTTCATCAAGAATTTCACTATAATAGCGTTGGGTTATTTCATAATAACTTCCATAATATCCCTTAAATCTGTCGCTAAAAGCATGGGTTATGTAGTAGTCCAATTACTATCTATCGCTACATTCGTATTCTTCTTAATGTTTGTCGTATACATATATTACGCATTTGACTATGTTAGATATTTAACTAATGAAAAATGCAAATGCTCTGAAGATTTAAGCCGTGATATCATATCAGTAGGTACTATGATATCCTTGTTCTTATTCTTAACCTCGCTATTCACTATAATAATTGTGCCTATATTATTAAGCACTTTAAGCGGTCTATTATCTAAAATAGAGGTTTTTGAAGAAGAAGTAGAGGATACTATCCGTAACCCAATGAAATCTCTACGCAATACTCCCGATAAAATAGTTAGATCCGTTAAAGAAGTTGGCAGTTTTGTTAATAAATCCGCTAAAAAAATAACTAATCTAAGAAAAAATAGATAAATTCCCTTCATCCTAATTCTTTTTATATCTTATATCGCAATATATTAGTTTCTCCCTATTATAATCTTTAATATCCGCCTTAAATACCCCCTCTTATTATTCTATCATTATATATTTAGCGTCCGCGTTCCTTTTTTAGGTCTTCCGCGGCCTTTTAATATTTGAATATCCGCTGTATCCTCAATTATCGATGTTATTTCTTCGTCGCTCACTGAAAGTGTTTCGATATTATTATCGGTATCATCTATTGATATCTTGCTGTGTACATTTTTAATTATATTATCTATATCTTCATATTGTTTTTTATCATTCTGTTGAGATGGTATCGTTTTATTTTGTGTAAATTGAGGCATATTAGAAGGCACTGGATCGCTATTTAAAGAACCAAATAAATTACTAACCATATTAAATAATCCCATATTATCATTGCTAGAACCTCTATTTTGTGACATTTGCGGTATTTGTTGTTGTTGTGTATTACCCATTACATATTGTTTAGCCGCTGCATTTTGAAACTGTTTCATTAAATCGGGATTAGAACGTAATACATTTTCAACATCAGGTAAAGGCTGTTCTTTAAACATTCGACTTGTTAAATGAAACATAAAAGCACTTCCCGATAGAGAAATGAAAAGTCTTAATTCCGGGGCCATTTTCTTTCCTGTCGCCTTGTATTTATAATGTAATTCTTCAAAAATATCATCATAATCATTTATATTTTCATTAACTTGTTCAGACCAACCATCTAATTTAATAGAAAACGGGTCATATCGCCCATTAATATATTCAGTGCCCGAAATAAAAGCCATTAACATTTTTTGTTGAAATCTTACACTCCCATCAAGTTCCTTCTCTCTTGTAATTCTATTATATTCAGTTCTCATTTCTTCAATATCAGAATTCATATTGAATTTAAAAGGAATCTTAAACCCCTTTGATTCCAATCTGTCCAATTGATAAATTATTTCTCTTTTCTCATTTATCTCATTTTTAACTATTTCTTTAGGACTTAAGAATTTATTTTTTTTAGCATATCTATCTATACCTTCGCTTTCATCACTCCCTCCACTTCCACCACTTTCATCACTCTCGCCACTTTCGCCACTTTCTCCGCTACCACCGCTACCACTACTACTACCGCTTGCTTCACTAATATTATCATCATCATCATATTTATTTTTAACTCGGCCACTATGAGAACTCTTCGAACTATATAGACTTTTACCGCTCTTTTTACTTTCATCGCTATCGCTTTCAGTTTCTATTCGTGAACTTCTTCCTATTTTATCCTTATTTCGATATATATTTCCGATATTTTTCATATATTTTTTTTTACCACTTGTAGAACTTCCGTTGGAAGAACCCGATGACATAGATATAACATCGTCGCTTATTTTTTTTCTATTAAATAATTCATTATTTATACTAATATTAGATTGCTTGCTTGTAGGTATATTAAAATTAAAAGATTGCGTATTAAAACTATCTTTATTCAACTCTATTAAATCATCATTTCTATTATTAAAATTTGATAGTAATGCCATATTATATATTTATTTGGGTATCAAATGTTTATATATCTATTATAATATTTAAATGTTTATTAAAACGCATTTTTATAAAAATAAATCATATCCCTAGTTGTTTTTTCGCGATAGCCATGAAAGCCAAGCATCATAAAATAATCTACCCGATCTTTTATAATGTTCGGGATGAAATTGTATTCCTAGTATATCTCTCTTCTTATAATATAATATATCTATCTTTCTTGTTCTTTTCATAACAACTTCTATGTTTTTATTAACTTTTACAACATAATCATTATGAATATATTTATATTTAGCAGTTTTAACATCAAACGGATAATCTATTTTTAATTTTCTATCATATATTATAATATTCCCATATTTTTTACTATTTATATAAGAGCGTTTTCCAAATCTTAGAGCAATATATTGCATTCCATAGCAAATTGCAAGTATATGTATCTTGTATTTAAATATTATTTCAGGAACTTTTGGAGAATTCCTTTCTAATATATAATAATCAGAACCAGATATTATTATAGCATCTAATTTATCTTCCTTATTATCTAATAATTCTATTATACCCTTATTGTCGTACCAATATCTAAAACATAATCTTGCCTTTCTAATAGACTTTATAAAATTCGCCCTAAATACTTCGCCAATATTTTTATTACTATACATTAATATTATCAGTATCTTAGGCCTCTTCTTCCTTTTCATTATTTTCATTATTCCAGATATCACTAATATATATTTTATTATATTTATCTAACATATCATCTTTAGTATTACTTCTAATATATGATATCGCCTGTAAACATGCGTCGCTTAAATCATCCTTCTTCTTGTTTTCATTAAATCTCTTCTTTAATTGCTCGTT